CAGAATTAAAACTTTCAGATGGTTCTCATCTAAAAGTTTCTACGTCGTACAAGGCACACATAACAGAGGCCAACAAAGAAACGGCGTTTAACTGGCTTCGTAACAATGGACTAGGGGATATAATCAAAAACGAGATATCCGTATCCTTTGGGTCTAACGAAGATAACAAGGCGGCTGATTATGCCGAACTTGCGAAGGGTCAAGGACTTGAACCGACACGTAAGATGAAGGTTGAGTCCATGACTCTGAAAGCGCTAGTCCGTGAGCGTATTGAGGCAGGTAAAGATATGCCAACGGAAATTTTCGGTGTTTATACTGAAAATAAAACTACAATAAAAAGGAACAAATAAACATGAACCAAGTAGCAACAAAAACAGAAGGAGTATTGGCAACATTTGATATGGAAGCTGATGCTAACAAAGGTACTCAAAACATTGCGCAGGAAGATCTTGCGTTACCCTTCTTGAAAGTTTTGGGACAGCTATCTCCAGAGGTAAACAAAAGAGATGGTAAATATGTCGAGGGCGCAGAACCCGGCAAAATAATAAATACTGTTACCAATGAACTGTATGATATGTTGACTGTTGTCCCATGTCATTACAAAAGAAAGTACATTGAATGGCAAGATAGAGGTACCAGCACTGGTGCACCTGTTGCAATTCATGAGGCAGACAGTGATATAATTAGTCAAACGACTAGAGGCAAAGATTATAAAGATAGACTACCTAATGGTAACTATCTTGAAAATACTGCCGATCACTTTGTACTTGTAACTGGTAATAGTCCATCAACAGCTTTGATTTCTATGAAAGCTACTCAACTTAAAGTTAGTAGAAAATGGAACTCAATGATGATGGGTATCAAAATGCAGGGTAAAAATGGACTTTTTACTCCGCCAACATATAGTCACATTTATAATCTAAAGACCGTACAGATGTCTAACGACAAAGGTACATGGTTTGGTTGGGATGTAGAAAAAGTTGGTCCTGTCGAAGATAAATCTATCTATGATATGGCTAAACGTTTTGCAGAACAAGTAGGTAAAGGTGAGATTGAGGCGAAGCATGGTAATAACGAGGCAGACTCGAAACAACCATACTAACCGTATCCTAGGTAGTGGGCGTCTAAGCGAGAGTGGAAACGCCCACTTTGCATTATGATTGAAAAATTTAAACATATATTCTCAGGATTAGAACGTGCTCATGGTGTCACTAAAGTTGGTGAATCAAACGGTAATGGCACAAAAGTAAAAGGTAAATCTTTTGTTAAAAGAGAACCAGTCACTGATTTACTTTGGCAACAACATTTAGAAGGTATAGAAAGTTTAGGTGTAATACCTATTGATGATAACAATACTTGTAAATGGGGTTGTATAGATATTGATTCGTACGCAGGTTTTGATCACAAACAATTAATAGATAAAATAAATTCTTTAAAACTACCACTAATAGTATTCAGATCTAAATCAGGTGGTGCACATGTATTTTTATTTACAGAAGAACCTGTAAGTGCAAAATCAATGCAAGATAAATTAACTCAAATAAAAGCTGTATTGGGTTATGGTGGATCAGAAGTTTTTCCAAAACAAACAGAATTAAAATCGCAAGATGATACAGGAAATTTTTTAAACTTACCATATTTTAATGGTAATAATTCTACAAGATATGCCTTTAATGATAAGGGTGATGCTGTTAATATAGATGATTTTTATTTATTGTATGAAAATAAAAAACAAAAAGATGTTGACACTATAAATGTAGAAAGACCTAAATCAGAATATAACGATGCTCCTCCTTGTATAGAAACTCTTGCATTAAATAAAATAGGAGAAGGTGGTAGAAATAATGCTTTGTTTCATTATGGAACTTATGCAAAATCTAAATGGCCTAGTAATTGGAAATCAAAAATAATTATGTTTAATGCAACAGCAATGGAACAACCATTGTCTGATTCAGAAGTACAGATCATAGTAAATCAACACGATAAAAAAGAATGGGGTTATAAATGTAAAGATGAACCTATGTGTAGTATGTGTGATAAAACTTTATGTCGAACTAGGAAATACGGTATCGGCCAGGAGATTATGTTTCCTGGGCTAACTGACCTCCAGGTTATAGACTTGGAGGACCCTTACTACTACCTAAACGTAGATGGAGAAAGATTATACTTAGAGAATGTTAAATACTTACGACAACAAAGTTTATTTCAAGAAGCATGTATGAAACAATTAAGATTTAGACCACCAACACTGAAAGAAAAAGATTGGGTGGTTATTACAAATTTATTATTAAACAACGCAGAAGTAACAGAACCAGCACAAGGTATGCGTACAGAAGATCAACTACAAAATCATTTAGAAGAATTTTGTCTTAACAGACAAGTATCAACAGATAAAAACGATCTTAAAAAAGGTGGTGTATGGACAGCAGAAGGATCTCATCACTTTGTATTTGATAGATTCTATCATCAGTTTTTAATAAGACGTAGATGGGATGTAGGCTATCAAAGAACAGGGCAGATGTTGAAAGAAAAATGTGGTTGTGAAGATAAAAGATTAGGTAAAGAAAAAATATCTGTATTTATGGTAAAAGAATTTGACAAAAAGAAAGATTCTTACAACGAAAAAATATTAAAAGAGGAGGACCCGTATTGATTGCTAGAATGGATTTATTGGCAATCACAATGTTTACTGCATTGTGGATATACTTACACTTAGGAATATGAAAACAATTGTACTAGGACCACCAGGAACAGGAAAAACAACTACGTTGTTGAATAAAGTAGATGACTATCTAAAACAAACAGATCCAGACAAAGTAGGATACTTTGCATTTACACAGAAAGCTGCATACGAAGCAAGAGACAGAGCAATAAAAAAATTTAATCTTACAGAAGATGATCTTCCATATTTTAGAACACTACACTCACTAGCATTTAGAAAACTAGGATTAAAAAAAGATAACGTAATGCAGAGAAGACACTATATTGATCTAGGAAAAAAACTTGGTTTTCCAGTAAACTATGCAAAGTATGAAGATGACCATGGTGGTATTTTTACATCTGATAGTGAGTATTTAAGAATAATAAATTTATCAAAACTTAGAAATATTACACCAGAACAACAGTTTGATTTAGCTGAACATAATCAAGATTTAGAAAGAGATAAGCTACGTATTATATCTAATGAGATTGAAAGATATAAAAAAGAATATGGTCTTATAGATTTTAATGACATGATATTAGAGTTTATAAAATCAGATAAGTCACCAAAGTTTGATGTTGTATTTATAGATGAAGCACAAGATCTATCTCTTATGCAATGGGATATGGCAAAAACTATTTGGAATAAAACAGAAGATTCTTTTATAGCAGGTGATGATGACCAAGCTATATTTAGATGGGCTGGTGCAGATGTAGATTCTTTTATAGCACAAAAAGGTTTGATGATGCCATTAACACAATCACACAGAATACCTGCAAAAGTACACAATGTTGCAATGAATATAATAAATAAAATTAAAAACAGAATAGATAAAACATGGAAACCAAAAGTACATGAAGGATCATTATCTAACTACGATGACTTTGAACAAATAGATATGTCATCAGGAGAATGGTTGGTGTTAGCTAGAACTAAATACATGTTAAATGAATTAGAAGAAACATTATATCGTAATGGGTATTACTATAAAAATAGATTTAAAAAAACTAAAGAACAAGAATTACACAACGCAGCTGTTGATTGGGAAAATTTACGTAAAGGTCAACCAATGTCATACAAACAAATAGAAAGAATATATAGTTATATGTCTAATAATTGTGACAAGACTAAATTAAAAGGTATGTTGAAAGAAAGCTATCATGACTTTGAAACATTAAAACAAAGTTATGGTTTAAAAACTAACACTGTTTGGTTTGAAGCTTTTGATGATGCACCTAGTAGAGACATAAATTATTTACGTCAAATGAGAAAGAATGGAGAGAAGCTAAACGAAGGACCAAGAATAACATTATCAACTATTCATGGAGCTAAAGGTGGTGAAGCACAAAACGTAGTGCTGCTTACAGATTTAAGTGAGAACACTATGAAAGCTTATGAAAGAAATGCTGATGATGAGAATAGATTGTTCTATGTTGGTGCAACACGGACCAAGGAACATCTACATATAATATCACCAAAACAAGAATACAAAGGATATAAACTATGAGTAAAGTATGGGACAAGCAACACGGCGGATCACACTATCAAAAATATAAAATTCAACCTAGTAAGTTTGTAGTAGAGAATGAATTGCTATACCCTGAAGGTTGTGCTATAAAATATATTATAAGACACAGAGATAAGGGAAAGAAACAAGATTTATTGAAAGCAATACACTTTATAGAAATGATTATAGAAAGGGATTACAAATGATACAGAAACCTATGTTCAGTCCGCAAGTAGAATGGACACCGCCTGAAACATTTCCTGATCTATCAAAGTATGATGAGATTGCAATTGACTTAGAAACAAAAGACCCAGAGTTAAAACAAATGGGATCTGGCTCTGTAACAAACAGAGGAGAGATTGTTGGTATAGCTGTGGCAGTTGAAGGTTGGTCTGGATACTATCCTATCGCTCATGCTGGTGGTGGTAACATGGATAAGGCAAGAGTATTAAACTGGTTTAAAGATGTATTAAATACACCTGCTATTAAGATATTTCATAATGCTATGTATGATGTGTGCTGGATTAGGTCTATTGGCCTTAAAATCAATGGTACTATTGTAGATACCATGATTGCTGGCTCTCTCGTAGACGAGAACAGGTATAGATACGATTTAGGCTCTATGGGTCGAGATTACGTTGGAAAAGGCAAAAGCGAAGCTGTATTGAAGGAAACTGCTAACCTTTGGGGTATAGATGCTAAGTCTGAGATGTATAAATTGCCAGCGATGTATGTTGGCGAGTATGCTGAAAGAGATGCTGTTGTAACTTTAGATTTGTGGCAGAGAATGAAACAAGAAATACAACATCAAGATATACAATCTATTTTTGATTTAGAGACAGAACTTTTTCCTTGCCTAGTCGATATGCGTTTTTTAGGTGTTCGAGTAAACTTAGAAGCAGCCAACGAATTAAAAAACAAACTATCATCAGAAGAAAAAGAATGCCTACAAAAAGTAAAAATAGAAACAGGAGTAGATACTCAAATATGGGCTGCACGTTCCATTGCGCAAGTCTTTGAAAAACTGCGCCTACCATTTGACCGAACTGAAAAAACAAATTCTCCATCATTTACTAAAAACTTTTTACAAAACCATCCTCACCCGACAGTAAAATTAATTGCTAGAGCTCGTGAAATAAATAAAGCTCATACAACATTTATTGATACCATAATAAAACATACACATAAAGGAAGAATTCATGCTGAAATAAATCAGTTAAGATCTGATTCTGGAGGCACAGTTACTGGTAGATTTAGTTATTCAAATCCTAATCTACAACAGATTCCAGCTAGAAATAAAGAACTAGGACCAGCTATTAGATCATTATTTATACCAGAAGAAGGTTGTACTTGGGGAGTCTTTGACTACTCACAACAAGAACCAAGATTAGTTGTGCATTACGCAGCTTTACAGAGTCTCTATGGAGTGAACGATGTATTGGATGCCTACAATGATTCGAATGTAGACTTTCACCAGATCGTAGCAGACATGGCAGAGATACCTAGATCACAGGCCAAGACTATAAACCTTGGTCTGTTCTATGGTATGGGTAAGAATAAATTACAAGCAGAGCTTGGTGTATCTAAAGACAAAGCTGATAATTTATTTAGACAGTATCATTCACGTGTACCTTTTGTAAAACAACTTATGGATAACGTATCTTCTCGTGCTCAAAACAGAGGACAAATCCGTACATTGTTAGGACGTCTATGTAGGTTTCATCTATGGGAACCTAATCAGTTTGGTATACATAAACCATTGCCTCATGCTGATGCGCTCACGGAACACGGACCAGGAATCAAGAGGGCTTATACATACAAAGCTTTAAATAGATTAATACAAGGATCAGCAGCTGACATGACAAAAAAAGCTATGATTGACTTGTACAAGGAAGGCATCACACCACATATACAAGTACATGATGAACTTGATATATCTGTTGAAAATAGTTTAGAAGCGAATAAAATAAAAGATATTATGGAAGGTGCTGTTGAGTTAGAGGTGCCTAACAAAGTAGACTATGAATCTGGACCCAATTGGGGTACAATTAAATGAGGTTAAAATATGGCTTACTTAAATGCAAATATTCCTGTACAATACGCACAGATAAAAAGAGAATATTTATATGACTTACAAAAACATCATGGAGAAGTTGAAGACTGCATTATCTTTGGTATTAGCTGTATTACAGGTCGCGCTATCTTATGGCATGCTATTATGGAAAA